GTCTAGAAGTCGACTGTTGGGTCAAACTCTGGTTGTTCTGTGGTCTTAGTTTCATAAAATTTGCAAGTGGATAAATCATATTCTAATCTCGTAGCGACTCCAACCTCTCCTGAGTAACGGTTTTTAAGAACTCGCAAAGTTGAAGTGTTGTTGCTATCTTCGCTTTGTTGGTCTCTCTCCAGAGCGATGACGCTATCGCTGATTTGAGAGATCGAATGAGATCCTCGTAGTTGTCCGAGGGATACACGTCCTCCTTCCTCGTGCGAATTACTGTCACTGTTGCTTCTCCTTAAGTGTGATACTAAAAATAATGTGATGCCTGTACGTTCAACAAGACTTCTAAGTCTAGTCATCGTAGAGTCAATCATACGTCTTTCATCACCGTCAAGTCCTGACAGCAATATGCTCAGGTGGTCTAGGAATATAACACGACATTCCAATCCACTGGCAAGGTATTCGATCCTGTTGTAAATAACATCCGGGTCAAAAGAGCCAAAGCCATCAAAAAGATATACGTTCCAATTAGCAAGCGTTGCATCAAATGCCTCCTTTAGTTCTTCTGGTTCATGTTCTCCAATGTGGAGTGCTTTACCTACAGCAGCTGACATCAAGCCAAGTGCTGTACGTTTGTTGTTTGCTTCGAGCTCTAGTATACCAACAGTCTCTCCTCTTTCGCAGAGTCCTGATGCTATCTCTCTCACAAACGATGTCTTACCACTACCTGTACCAGCAGTGATAGTTATAAGTTCGCCATATCTTATGCCATGTAGCTTCTCGTTCATACCCTTGAATGGATACTCCCATACTGCTTCCTCTGTTGGTGCAGTTACTACATCAAATAAACTCTTACCATCTACGATGCCGTCTGGTCTGTATGGCTTGGCATCCCAGATGGCTCGTCTGATTGCGTCAGCGTCCCCAGCTTGGAGAGCGTCTGAAGCATCTTTGTAGTTGTCAAGTCTAGCAACCTTAACCCTACCGGAGGGGAGTATTCCCGAGGCAAGTTCAGTGGCCTGACGCCCTGCGTCGTCGTTGTCGAAGAACAGGACGATTTCTTGGTATCCCTGTAAGAATGGGATTTGTTTTTGTAAGTCCTTTTTGGCACTTGCCGCACCATGAGGTAAGCTGACCATCGGCCAACCTGACATAACCTCGTAACAACTGGCGGCATCTAACTCTCCCTCAGTGATGACAATTCGCTTGCCAGTTGTAGGAAATAGGTGTTGACCAAAAAGCGTGTCTGTAGATCCTCCTTCGTAATGGAAGTCTTTTGATTTAGTCTTGATTTTAAAGCCAGCAACTGTCCCATCTGTTCCGTAATATGGGAAGCGTAAGGTGTTACCATATCTGTAGATTCTGTAGAAGTTGTTGGTTCTTTCGCTGATTCCTCGCTTTTTAAGGGCTTCGGCTTCTCCGAGGAATCTTGCTGTTGTTTTGTCATTTGTCATTGTGGGTGTATGGTTGTCCCCGTCTGCTGGCGTGTATGTCTGGCACGAGAAACAGAACGTGTGTCCGTCAGAGTAACGTGAGTTAGCATCTGACGAGCCACAGTTAGGACATGGTTCATGTGCCACAAATTCTGATTCTGTGTTCATGTTAACCAATCTATGGGGATTGCGTGTACTGCTGCCCACTTGATGCCGTGCTTTTCACACCATTGGGCATATGTTGTTTTGGATTTCTTGCTGATCTTATTGAACGGAGCTTGAAATACCATACGCAAGTCTATATCTGGATTGTCTCGCACGACAGCTAGTATCTTGCGTCTGTCGGCAGCGTCCCAGAAACCTTTAGTCTCTAGGTATACGCCGTTGGGTAGTATAAAGTCAGGATTGTAGTGATGTTGTATAACATACGAGATCTTGTGTGTCTCATACTCATACACCACACCAATCTGCTCGAGAAGATCGCCGACTTGCTTCTCTAGCTTAGACCTAAAAGTCCTCTTCTGAATCGTCATCTTCAGCTGGAGGTACAGTCACAGGTGCAGGGGCTGATGTCTTGAAGCCTTCTGTAGTACCGAACATATCGGCTACTGCTTCTTCATCCATGCTGTCTGTATCAACAGCAGCTCCTTCTCCTACAGCTACGACCTGTACACCAAGTAGCTTAAGACTACTACCATAGGTGACTCCATCTCTGAGGATATAAGGCTTCTGAAAGAAACCAAGTTTAACTGTAGATCCGCCATATAGAGGTGTCTTCTTATCTGTGATAGGTGTTCCCTCGGTGTCGACTACGCCGGGTCTCTTGTCCTCTCCCCACGAGAACTTAATTTTGTATTTACCTTCAGCTACCTCTTCCCATGGTGTTGGCTTGAGTGTAGCTCTCTTTGGGTTCTTCAACTTGGACTGTGCCCATGTAAGGACAGCTTGTCTCTCAGTCTCAAGTTCGTCGATCACTGTCTCGTCTACAATAGCAGCGAGTGAGTAACCGAACTTACCGGGTTCAAGTATGGCTTGGAAGCCTTCTAGTTTAATCTCGTCAGTCACGTGGACGTTTTTAGGCATTTTGGTCTTCTCCGTTGTGGTATGCAGTAATCTTAGACTGGATCTCAGTCTTTTGAGTTGTTAAGTAGTCAATCCTTTCGTTGATTGCTTTGAGTTGTGCGTGGTATTGTTCGTGTCTAGCTTTCTCTATGTCCTCTTTCGCCACGACGTAGATCTCTGTTGGTGCAAAGAAACTACTGAAAAAAGAACTAGGTGAATAGAAAGCCTCTTTATAAATGTCTATTGTCATAGTTAACAGAAAAAATAAGTGGATTCTATAACCGTTTCTGGTTGTAAGTCGCCAATGATAGGCGGTTCTGTCTCTGCTCCTATTTGTAGAGCAAAGTCACGGAGATAGTCATGTTCTGCAAAGAGAATCATGTACGTCTCCCTTATTATAGCAGATAATTTATCCATATCGCAACATCTGCTTAACACACTGTCATGAATTAGTGCGATTGGTTCATCAAAACTACGCACAGCGAGGTGTAAGAGTGAAGCATCTAGGCTATGGATAAGGTTGGGTGCAGTGGCTGCCTTGTGCCGACTGAGATCGACGTCGTTTGTCTCATCTGTCGCAACACTAAGTTGACATCTGCCGAGAAGTTGTAGGTCTAGACGTTCTACTTTCTTCTTCATAATACGTTGCTTTACAACGAAGCCTGATGGTGTCGTCCACTCCACATGATCTGCTCCATGTTTAATAGACTTAGACACCTCTGTCTCAATCCACTTCATCACCGACATCGGACCGGGCACGATCAAGTTCATGGCTTTCCGAACCGAAGCAACAATGAGTGTGAGCTGGTCTTTATCGACCTCTACACCTTTCTCCCTTAACGCATCCTTGATATACGATCTGTTAGAGAAAGGTTTAGCGTTGTATGGTATAGTCATAACAGTACGTTTGACACACTTTCTATCCCATACAGGGTGTACACTGGTTGGAATCCCTAAGCTTAGTGCTGTCTCTGCCACTTTAGCGTACGCATCTTGTGGCTTATCAGAGGGGACAACATTGACCAGTGTAGCGGTGGACTTATCCCGAGCCAGACCAGCAAGTATTTGCAAGCCTGAGCATGTAGCGTCGGTTGCCACAGGTAGTGATGTAGTATGTCTATCCTGTTTAATACAACAGTGGTAGTACTCATCACAGGCAGCTAAAAACTGCCATGGTTCTTCCGCACCTTCCCACGTTCCTAAGAAAGCAATGGGATTGGTTGCGACAGCTGAGACAAGTGAGACATTATCTCTTGTCCACTCAAGTCTCTCTTCCATAGTAGCTTTGTCAAGACCATAACTGGTAGCAACTTGGAAGGCAAGCCATTTCTCAGACACAACATCTGCTTCATCAGCAAACTGTAACAAACTTTTTCCAAAGTCTGTGTCTTGTGGTGTAAGAAAGGCAGGGATAGGGTATGCACGACCGCGGTAGTCGAAAGACCAAGGTATATAAAACACCTCATTCTCATAACGACGTACCGCTTCCATGGTCATGCGGGTGCGGCACGATCTTTTGAACTCTGCTGCTCGCTTATTCATTACCTCTGCCGCTTCCCTTCGATACCTCTTACGGGATTCTTTGTTCTCTGCTATGTCGAATGGCTTTGGTGGCAGTTCGTAATTTATGATTGGGAGAAACTTTCCTACACTTATACCTCTCTCTTCTAACAACT